TTTCGGGGGAGTCCTCGCAGGTTGATATCCTGCGATTCTCCGAAACCTAGCCATAGGCTTAAAACCCTTAGGATAGGCTCTGGAGTCTTCCTATCAACGGTGATGCTGTTGACAGTGAGCCTAAGAGCTTAACGCTCAAGGCTCATCCAACAAATTCACTGTTTGTCTACTGTTCACCAACCCCAGGAACCATATGAGTGATCTTTTCAAGAAAGTGCTAGTGGTCTGCGCCGCCGCTAGTTCCTTCGGCGGTAGCGTATACCTCGGCGACCAACTTGTTGGATCATACGTACGGTCTAAGGCTGTTGCTTCCAATATTCTGGAGCAAAGTGAACAGGCTGCTGTGAATGACCAACCAGCAGATTCTATCGCGATCCCGAAGCCGAAAGCTCAATTCAGCTTCAGCTTCGGAAAGTGAGCGTCAAAGATGTCACACTACGCTTTCCCTCTGCGACGACTGGCACCACCGATCGGTCCTGGACTGCTCCGACCACGACACGCTCGCCACGTACTGTGGCTTGCGTTCGGACCCGGAACGGTTCCAGTCTACCGAAGTGGCGCGAGATTATCGCAAGGGGAGAGAACGCTACTACTTCTATGGTAGCTCAGTGGGACACGATGGAGCTCGACTTGCCTTGGAAGCCGAAGGAACAGTTTATCTCCGGCTTCGGAGGCGCATACACTGGACGATACGCCATATCTGGTGACGTTGGTATAACCAACAATATCCGTGATGTGGACTGTTTCGACCCTGCGTATGCCGCGACAGATGCAGACAATATAGCACGTGCTAAGTTTTACAAAGAACTCAACAAGTTACGTGAATCCTTTTCAGGGCTAACGTTCCTTGGCGAGCTACGTGAAACTCTGCACATGTTGAGGCGTCCAGCTGCTGCCCTCTGGGACAAAAATAAGGGTTATTTATCTGCGCTAAGTAAAGCAAAGCGCAGAGATCCCCGAAATTGGCTCAAGACAGCAGGCGGACTCTGGTTAGAGCAAGCGTTCGGTTGGGCACCTTTGCTGAATGATTGCAAGGATGCCTACCAGGCCTATGAGAACCTTGTGAAACCGAACTCCCAATCTTCCGTTATGGTGAAAGCCAAAGGGAAGAAGGAGTTCGATCGATCAGGACTCATGCCTTCCTATCTATCGACTGGATACATTGGCTGGTACAACGATGCGCGCTGGGTGCAAAACACGCAGATGCGCTTGTTGGAACGCCATAGTGTCCGGTATATAGGTTCGGTACGCAGTCTTACCAGGGCGACACAGTGGGACAACTTGAAACTTTTCGGCTTTTCGGCCGAGGATTTCATACCCACTGCATGGGAACTGCTTCCATGGTCGTTCCTCGTGGATTATTTCACCAATGTTGGTGATATTCTTCAGGCTGCAGTAACCCAGACGAATAACGTTGCATTCGTGAATAGAACCGAGATCCGCGAGACCTACTTTTCTGGTAGTGTCTCTACGGTCCCCGGTATGCTACCCTCGGGTGCATCGCCAAGCGACTGGGTCATTGTTTCTGAAGATAATTCCACATATAATTGGTCAAATCGTCGGAGAGTTGTTAGCCGCTCACCGCAAGCCGGGGTTCCTATCCCGGACTTTTCGTTGAGTGTCGATTTAACAGATAAGCAACTTGGTAATATTGCTGCTCTGTTAACCGGTGCTAGCGCTCTTCATCCTCAACGCAGGTTCCGCTTTTGAGGCCCGAAAGGCCTCGCTAGTGGTCCTCTACGTTAAACCATGGAGTTTATTGATGTCTTTTACTCTAACGTCCCCGATTACCGGGGCTGCGCAGACTGGACTGACCTCGCCTACTTATACTCACGTTGCCGATACCGCCCCGGATGTTACCGGAAGGCAGGTGGCTGTGAGTGCAGTGGGCGGGACACAGACCGGTGTTACTGTGCATAGTATTGCTTCGCCCTTCACTATCACCGTCTTTAGGCCTAAGGTTTTCCGTTCACTTGGACAACCGAATCCTATTACCGGCTTGGTGAAGAATGTTCCGCGGAACGCCTTTAAAGTTATTACTCGTAAAGGCGTCACGCCACTCGCCGGACAGCCGATTACGAACATGCAGATCACGACTCTCGTCGAGATCCCTGCGGGTTCGGATACGGCTGACTCGGCGAATGTGCGTGCTGCTCTGTCTGCACATCTCGGTGCCCTTGCGCAGCAGTCTTCGGGCCTCGGAGACACATGTGTCTCCGGAGTCCTTTAACTGCCGGCTTAGCATCGAGCTACTCCGTTTCTCGGAGTAGCAGACATCACCCGTGGAATAGGAGCTTACATGCGTGGTAACGCTGGAATGCTTCCAGTCCTCCTCGATTTAGATCTGCTAGAGGGCGGTTGGAATGGTGAAGTATCACCTTATCCTGGAATAGAGCCTTTCAACTTCGCTTGCCAGTCTCTTCGAAATGCCCTCCTCAAGAAGTTTGAGGACGACAAACACGAGAGCGCTGACAAGCTCGCATTAGATAAGTTTCTTCAGTCTAATGTGCGTTGTAGGGATTATCCAGGTTTACCAACAATGCCCACCAATGTCGAACAGGTGGCTCTAGGCGAGGCTCAGGATTTTATCCAGAGACTTGTCTATTCAGATGAGGGTCTTAGTGCCTTCACCTGGAGCGGTATCACCGCAAACTTCTCGTTCGGCAACGGAGCAAACATAGGGTCCCCAGGAACAGACTTCTTTTCGAAGACTGCCCTGAGCTCTATGGCTGCTACAGATCCGATACTCTATATAAAATATATAGAGGCAATCTCATCCGACCCGCTCTGGTCTAGTGTAGAGTCTACTAGGCAAGAGTTTAGGGGACGTGAGGTTGTTCGAGGAAGTCGCTTGTCTTTCGTTCCTAAGACGCGAACTATTAGCAGAACCATATGCACCGAGCCCGTTCTGAATATGATGTTTCAGAAAGGTGCTCAGGTTGTTCTCGAGCGTCTGTTGAAGAAACAGACGGGTATAGATTTATCTATACAGCCCGATAAGAACCGTGAGCTCGCTCGGCAGGGGTCTATAGATGGTAGGTATGGTACTATTGACCTACAATCAGCTTCGGACTCCTTGTCTCTCACTATGGTACGGCAGATGTTCCCCCCAGATTTTGTTTCAATTCTGGAGCGAATGCGCTGTCCCTTAACCATCCTTCCAGATGGTAGTGAGGTTGAGTTGCATATGATATCGTCGATGGGAAATGCTTATACGTTCCCGTTACAGACGATTTTGTTCAGCTCTGTCGTCTACGGTGCCTACAGGTCAATCGGGCTTCCGCTCGATTACCCGAGGGGCAATAACCTAGGTAATTTCGCTGTTTTTGGCGATGATATCATCGTTCGTCGCGAGGCTTATGACCTCGTTGTGAAGATGTTATCGCACCTAGGTTTCGTAGTAAACGTAGACAAGTCCTTCAATGATGGGGACTTTCGCGAGTCATGTGGCGCTGACTTTATGTCTGGCCACAACGTCAGGGGAGTCTACATTCGGACTCTTAAAACTGACGGTGATGTGTACTCTGCTATCAACCGACTTAACGTCTGGTCAGCCGAGTGGGGTATCACTTTAGCCCGCGTAATCCGCTATCTGTTGAAGGGGGTTCGGTTTCTTCGAATTCCCTTTGATGAGATGGACGATGCCGGTGTTAAAGTCCCGTAAAGCCTTCTTCCTAATGTCAAGCGCTGTCCATATACCGGTGGAATTTTCTACAGGTGCATGGTACAGCGTATTAGGAAGATTAATGTCGCTGATGTTGAGTCTCGGCCTCCCTCGCTTCGTGGTTGGTTTAAAAACTATGATGGCGTGTTACTGGCCGCACTAGCAGGTACCCTTAGGGACGCCTCTATCACACCTAGAACTTCCGGTGGTAGATGGCGTATTAAGGTACGATGTAGTTCGCGTTGGGACTATATCATACCGCCCGCCTACTCTGTAGGCGACTTCGGCGATCGATGGAAGTCCTTTGCCGCGCTGAACCTATCTTTTACAGGTCAGCTTAAAGGCCAAGCGGTTTAACGGCCACCCCGG